ATGAAAGACGAAGTCACGCTGGAACAGGCGCTCGAGCTCCTCATGGAGGATCAGCCTGTCCACGTGTTCAATGAGGATGGGGATGACTACTTCTTCGGCTACAAGAGCGCCATCAATGAAGAAGAACCTGTCCCGCATCTGGTTGTCACCGGGATCTTCGCGAACACCGAGGATCTGAAAGATGGCAATGGCGAGATGCAGGTCATCGAGCTGCAGGTGAAAGAGTAAAGAAAAAGAGCCTTGGCAGCGGCTACTGCTAAGGCTCGGGCAGGAAGGTTTGAATACTCATTCCTGCCTCTATTATATCAGAAATAGGAGGTTAAAAGAAATGGCATATACAAACTGTGATTTGATTTTATCGGTCAAAGATGCAGAAGACCATGAAAAATGGCTTGAGGCAAGAGCCCTTGGAATTGGTGGCAGTGATGCGGCTGTCATCATGGGGATGAACCCATATAAATCCCCATACCAGCTCTGGTTGGAGAAGACGGGGCAGGCGGAAGCGCCGGACCTGTCGGACAATCAGTACGTATACTGGGGCACCAAGAATGAAGCCAACATTGCTGACTGGTTCCAGGAAGAAACCGGCAAGAAGGTAAAGCGCCTGGGGACACTCCAGAGCAGGGAATACCCGTTCATGCTGGCCAATGTGGACCGCACGGTTATCGGTGAAAATGCCGGCCTTGAAATCAAGACCGCCGGCGTCAGACAGTGCCGGAAGTGGAAGGATGATGAAATTCCAGATGCTTATTACTGCCAGTGCCTCCACTACATGGCAGTCACCGGAGCCGACAGGTGGTATATTGCCGTACTCATCGGCGGCAATGAGGCGCTTTACAAGACAGTGGAGCGCAATGAAGACGACATCAAGGCCCTCATTGAGGCAGAAGCGGGTTTCTGGAAGCTGGTAGAGACAAGGACCCCGCCTCCTGTGGATGGCAGTGATAGCTGCGCGGCGGCTCTCTCTGCCCAGTACAAGGGCGGCGATCCTAATTTCTCTGTTGTTCTGCAGTCGGATGCGGAGGACGTGATCGAGTCCCTAGAGAATGACAAGGCCATCATGGGCGCACTCAAAAAGCAGATCACAGAAAAGGAAAACCAGCTGAAGGCCCTCTTGGGCAATGCCGAAGAGGGAACCACAGACCACTACCGCGTCCTCTGGAAGACACGGGCTGGCCGTTCTTCGGTTCCCCTGGCAAAGATCAAGAAGCAGGCCCCTGACGTCTACCATCTGCTGGAGGAGAAAGGCTGCATTACCATCGGTAAACCTTCCCGCCTTTTCAGCATCAAAGCCAATGACTGAGGACGATTTCAACCGGCTGCAAGTGGGCGATCCAGTACACTGGGATGCCCGGAGGCTAAGCGGTACGGCGGCAGATATTTTACACGGATTTTTTGATCAAGCGATTCTGATTTCCTCTGGTGGCGCCCTTATCTGGGCGTCTTACCGGAATGTTGAGAAAGGAGCAAAACGTTATGAACACGAGAGGCGGACTTACAGAAAGAAAAGCAGGAATTCAGCAGGGCGGGGCTAAGACTACCATGCAAGGCCTTATCACGGCTATGGAGCCGCAGATCCGGAAGGCACTCCCTTCCGTTATCACGCCGGAGCGTTTTACCAGAATGGTGCTGACGGCGCTTTCCTCCACTCCGAAACTGCAGACATGCACGCCCCAGAGCTTCCTTGGCGCGATGATGCAGGCGGCCCAGCTGGGGGTGGAACCGAACACGCCCCTAGGACAGGCTTACCTCATCCCTTACGGCAATGTGTGCCAGTTCCAGCTTGGGTATAAAGGCCTCATGGATCTGGCTTATAGATCCGGAGAGGTCAGCTCCATTCAGGCTCACGAAGTGCACGAGAATGATGTGTTTGAGTATGAATATGGACTGGATCCGAAGCTGAAGCATGTGCCGGCCCAAAAGGACCGTGGCAACGTCATCATGTACTACGCCGTGCTGAAGCTGAAAAACGGCGGCATTGGTTTTGAGGTCATGAGCCGTGAGGACGTGGAAAAGTTTGCCATGAAAAAATCCAAGGCTTACCGCAGCGGCCCATGGCAGACAGACTTTGACGAGATGGCCAAGAAGACGGTTTTGAAGAAGGTGCTGAAATATGCGCCTCTCAAGACAGAGTTCGCCCGCGCCGTGGCCACGGACGAGACTGTGAAGTCTACTCTCTCCGATCACATGGCCGATGAGCCGAATGAGATGTACACCACCATCGACAACGAGTCGGACAAGCCCGAAGAGGTACCGCAGAATGTGGATCCGAAAATCAGCGAAGCAAAAGCATAAGAAGGCGGAGGTCATGGCAGAAGGAAACTGGATCAAGCTGTATCGCAAGATGATTGACGACCCCATTTTCGTCAATTCAACCGGCCCACAGGTGAAGGTGCTCATGACTGTCATGTTCCTGGCCGCTTGGACGCCGAAGAAGTGGGATGTGCTGGGCCACGAATTCACCATCCAGCCCGGGGAGGTTTTCATTTCCTCTCTGGAGCTGGCCCGCCGGGCTGGTGATGATGTGAGCCGTGAGGTTGTTCGTAAAGCACTAGTTAGGTTTGAGAAGTTAGGATTTTGGACCACAAAGAGAACCAAAAAAGGAGTGCTCATACACATCGAGAACTGGGGTAAATACCAGCTCTATGAAGATGATCAGAACCATATGGAGAACCAATACAGAACCATAGGAGAACCAATGCGGAACCACAGGAGAACCAATGCAGAACCAACCAATAAAAAAGAAAGTAAGAATAGTAAGAATGTAAGAAGGGAAGAATATAATACCCCCCTACCCCCCAAAGGGGGAAAGGGCGGTGTGATCCCCCTCTTCGAAAGGTTTTCCAGCGGAAACCATGATCTGCTCTCTGCTCTCAAGGAATGGCAGGAGATGAGGATAAGGATGAAGAAGCCGCTGACCGAAAAGGCGGCAGAGCTCAATCTCAAGGACCTTCAGCAGCTGTCCGGCGGCGATGAGCAGATGATGGTTGCCATTGTATTGCAGAGCATCAAGCGAGGGTGGCAGGGGTTCTATGCCTTGAAAGAGGCGCAGGCTGCTCCGCGGAGAAACGACAGCATGGAGGATTTAATCAATGAACTCTCAAAGCTCGACAGATCCATCCCAGAAGGCAATAGCCATTGGGATGCTTAGGGCGGCATGGCCGAAGTTCACCACCGAGCAGGCAAGGCTCTACTTGCTGATGACGAAGGATATCCCAGAGCCGGTGCTGGTCAAGGCCATCGAAGCCCTTATCAAAGAATCCCCATTTTTGCCAACGGTAGCGGAAATCCGGAGCCGTGCGGAGGCCCTTTACAAGGCCGCCCAAGGAGCGGAGCCTCCAGATGCCGGCAGGGGATGGGGAGAGGTGGTGCGGGAAATCTCTCGCACCGGGTGCTACGGCAAGCCGAAGATCAAGGATCCCACGGCGGCGGAGGTCATCCGGCGGATGGGGTGGAAGGAAATCTGTGCCACTCCGGCAAATGAGACCGGAGTGATTCGTGGGCAGTTTTTGAAAATGTATGCCATGCTGCAGGAATCCCACAAGGCAGAGCGCCACAACAGGGCTCTTCTGCAGGACGGCAAGGTCGAGAGCTATATCGCTTCTCTCTCCGGAAGCATGGCTCTCGAAGGAGGTAAAAAGAAATGATTGAAATTAACAGACCGGAAGGCGCATTAAAGATGGAGGCAAAGAACTGTGCTTAAGGACAACCAGTGCTACATAACAGGGAATCTGGGGCGTGACCCGGAAATGAAACTTACGAAAAACGGCAAGCCGTATTGCAAATTCACAATCGCGTCCAGTTTCAAAAGCGGCGACAAGGAATATACCGAATGGGTACCCGTACAGGTGTGGGGAGAACTTGCAGAATCCTGCGGGGACTATCTGCAGAAGGGGAAGCGGGTGGCTATCCGCGGGCGCTTCTCCACATCTTCCTACCAGGATGACGATGGCAAGAAGAAGTATTACACACAAATTGTTGCCGAGCAGGTAGCTATGGTTCTCCCTGGCGGCACATCTTCTAAAGGGGATGGCGGTCAGAGTGAAGGGAACTTCGGACAGTTCGGAGAAGTAAGGTCGGAGAAATCAACCGTGGAGCATCAGGGGAATGCTCCAGCTCCGGTGGGAAATAAAGATGAAGACTTTCCATTCTGAGGAAAGGGGAAAGAAGAATGAAAGATTTGACCCAATTAAACAAATATAGACTGGGAAAAGTGCAGCTGTTATCCATTTCTTTCTACGGGGAAGATGAACGCTACAACGGGGTATTTCGCATCCGTCTCAAGTCATCCTACCGCTGGTTTAATGTAATTGCTACCAACGGAGGAGGGTGGGACCATGTGAGCGTGACACCTTACCATCACACCAGGACCCCTACATGGGATGAAATGTGCGAAATAAAGAATCTCTTCTTTGAACCGGAGGAAGAGTGCGTGGAATTTCATCCGAAGAAGTCGGAGTACATCAACCTAAGCAAGCATTGTCTCCATCTCTGGAGGCCTAACGACGGAAGTGAACTCAGGAACCCAATCAGAGAGGCGAAAATTAGGTTAGCAGCCGATGAAGAAAAATTCTGAGAAAGGGCAGAGGGAGGCAAGTCATGCGAAGCCATCTTGTGAAAGGCGCTGACCGCATCGAGCTGACGATCCGGAGCTACACGGACCGGACGGGGCGGACGCCGAAGAAGAAAGTATTGCTGCAGATGCATCGCTACATCGAGAAGGATGATAAATGGACGAACAAAGACTTCCCGTGCAAGAGCGAGGCAGAGGCTTTGATGAAAATGCGAGAGATCAATCAGTATTGGATAGAGTTTCACGGTTACACAGTGGAGGAATCATGATTATTATTCAGGCGGAAGACGGGGCTATTGTCACGAACCCGAAAGAAATCTATATCGACAAGGATCTGGATGGACATCTGCATATCTACGCGGACTTGTCCAGTACGGATCGGGTAAAGGCTGTAAAGCTGACTGTATTTGATTATTCAAAGGAAGACTTGGGGCAGATGCTCGATACGATGTATAAGAAAATGGATAAATGGCTCTTTATGAACGAATGCCCGCATTACGTCATCCGCATGGGTGAGATACAGGGCATGGTAAGCCTGAACAACGCGGAGGCAGACAATGGATGAATGGGAAATTCTGCTCTTCGTCTGCATCGTCGGGATGGGGCTGCTGGCGACGATTGCTTTCCTTTTCGGGAAGATCGGGGATCTTTGGCTGGCCGTCGCTGACCTGCAGGACGACCAGCAGGGAGTGGTGCGCGATCTGATGGTCTTAAAGACAGAGGTGGATGCTATGGCAGCGCGGGAAGCGGAAAGGCTGAAAAAGGAGGAGAGGATCTCATGAATAGTGTAGGATGGTTCTTTGTCGGGGTATTGACAGGTTCGCTGGTGTCGTCCGTCGCGATCTTCCTTGCTGTCGAGTGGATGCTCAGGAGGAAGCGATGAGTATGGTATATTTCTTCGTGCCGGGGAAGGTACAAGGCAAAGCGAGGCCGCGGTTCTCTTCGCGAAGCGGGACTGTTTACACACCGGGCAAAACAAAGTCGTATGAACGGCAGATCGCAGAGGCTTATGAAGCACAGCAAGGTCCCTGCTTCGAGGGGGCTGTGATGGTCGTAATCGAGGCGGTCTTTCCGATCCCGAAGTCATGGCCGCGGGCAAAGAAGGCAGAGGCGATGGCGGGGAAACTTCCGCCGGGGAAGCCTGACATTGACAACATCTTGAAAGTCGTACTCGACGGGTTGAACGGCATCGCCTATGAAGACGATAAGCAAGTAACTATGACTCAGTGCAAAAAATTTTATACAGCCACAAACAGTTTGCCGGGGCTGCGGGTGTACGTCCATTCAAACGGATAATTCAAACGGATATTATTAACAAGGAGGGGCTAAGCATGATCGACACAACCGGATCCCTGCTCAGCAGACAGGTGCGCAGGAAGATCGAGCGGCAAAAGAATAAAAACGCTACACTCACGGTCAAGCCGGAGTATCTAAAAGACTTGTGCTCGCAGGCAGTCAAACAGGAAGCAGCAAAATTAGCGACACATGCAAAAAATGAAGCTGTATCAAGGCTATTCGAAGAACTGGTCGCGATCCCGGTCATGGTCATCCATGACCACTTCGGCGAGCTTATGAAGAAAGACGGACGGGAAGAGCGGTTTGCTGAGATGTGCCTGGAACTTTACGACACAGTGGAGAAAGGGTTTGTAACGCCGGCGGAGCTGAGGCAGTGTTTATTCGAAGAGGCCGGCGTGCGGTTTAAACACCCCAGCGGCTCACTGACGTCAGAAAGAAAAGAGGCGACCAAAGTATGATCCTCTATTTCCGCAAGGGCACTTGCACGATCGAGCTGCTGTTAGCGAAGGATACCCTGAGGCCTGGCATGCTTACAAAAGGTTACATTTTCATGGTGATCGAGAGTGACGCTCGGGGACATATCGGGATCATGCCCAGCGAGCGGGAGCACTTCGACCTGGAGTGGATGGCAAGCGCTGCCTTCTGGACGAAGGCGCGTCAGCTTTCTGACCGCGGGTGGGAAGCAGACGGCTATCCGGGTGCGGTCATCATCTTGAAGTGCTACGAGGCAAGTGACACGGCAGAGAAGAAAAAACACGCGCTCGAGCGAAAACAGAGGAAAGGGCAGGCTCTTTACCAGAGGGTGTATAAGCCAAGGCTCTGCGCTGTGTGTGGTCACCTGTTTCAGCCGAACACCGCAAAGCAGAAGTACTGCAGCATAGACTGTCAGAAGCGGTATTGGCAGGAGGCGCACCGGCGTGAGAAGAAGGAGAAACAAGGATGACGGAGGAAGAGGTTAGAGATTTCTTCGAGAAGCTACGCAGCCAGCGGCAGGAGCTCTATGATCTGATACAGGAAAGGGAACACGTGGCAAATGACATCGCTGCCGTGAAGGCGGTGCAGTACGATAAACCGAAAATCACTGTCACGGTGAACTCTGACTTGTCTCAAATACTGGAGCGGATCATCGAACGATGCGACAAGCTGGACAAGCGCCTACTTGAATGCATGGACATCCTCACCAGCATGAGAAAGAAAGCGTATGAATTGCTTGCCCTGTGTCGTGATACAAAGGCGAAAACGATACTTTATGATAGATATCTGGCTGGCATGTCATGGCGAGAGATCGAAGAGAAACGTGGATTCACAAGGCAGTGGCTGGCTCGCATGCGAGACCGCGCTATCCGTATGATTTCTCAAAATACCTCTTGACTGTTTACACGAGTTTACATCGAATGATGATATAATAGTAAAAGGGAAATCGCACAGGGGAAAAATTCCCGGCAATTCGATCTGTGCTGTCGTTTCCATGCTTGGCCTCCTTCAAATTTAAGGTATGCCGTAAAAGAGCGTCTCGTAAGGGGCGCTCTTTTGCGTGGAAAAGAAAGGAGGGGAAGTGATGGGAAAGCTGACTGAAAAGCAAAAACGGTTCATCGATTTTTACATTGAGACGGGGAATGGCGCCGAAGCGGCGCGCCGTGCTGGGTATTCTGAGAAGGTGGCCCGGCAGTCCGCAGGTAAAATACTTGCTTCGCCGCGGATCGCCAGCGCCATTGCTTCTCGCCTGAAGGAAATCGAGGATAAGCGCATTGCCAAAGCGAAAGAAGTGATGGGGTTTCTGACATCTTCCATGCGCGGCGAAATCAAAGAGGAAGTCGTTGTCGTGGAAGGGGTTGGCGACGGCTGCAGCGCGGCGAGAATCATAGAAAAACAAATCGGGGCTAATGATCGCATCAAAGCGGCGGTGCAGCTGGCAAAACGCTATGGACTGGACAGACCGGAAGATGCTGACGGTGAGGCGCACATTACATTCAAGTTCGAAAGAGGCGGGGATGATGGAGATTAACGTAGCGGACTATGTGGGGCCCGCTTTTGATGCCGTCTTCCAAGATATCATTCATCACCGTCATACCCATTATTGGATGAAAGGCGGCCGTGGCAGTACGAAGTCCTCTTTTGTGAGTGTCATGCTTCCCATCCTGCTATTGCAGAACCCCAAATGCCATGCGGTCGTACTCCGAAAAGTCGGGAACACCATCAAGACATCGGTTTATCCGCAGGTATTATGGGGAATCGATGCTATGGGCCTTAATGGTTTGTTTTCCGCAAAGATTTCCCCGCCGGAAATCACACTGAAGCATACGGGGCAGAAGATTTATTTCATGGGCGATGATGATCCCATGAAGCTCAAGTCCATCAAGCCGCCATTTGGCTATATCGGTGTGGTGTGGTTTGAAGAATTCGACCAGTTCGCCGGTATGGAAGAGATCCGGAATCTGAACCAGTCTTTGCTTCGCGGCGGTGATAAATACTGGGAGTTCTGTTCCTTCAATCCGCCAAAGTCGAGAAACAACTGGGTGAACGAAGAGCAGCTCTATGACGATGCGGACAGGCTGACACACCATTCCACCTATTTGCAGGTCCCGAAGGAATGGCTAGGCAGCCAGTTCCTGCTGGAAGCGGACAAGCTGAAGGGGAAGAATCTCAAGAGCTACGAGCATGAGTATCTGGGGAAAGTCACAGGGACCGGCGGCGCTGTCTTCGAGAATGTGGAGGATCTGCGCATGAGTAGTGAGATGATTGCACAATTCGACAGGCTGCATTGTGGGCTGGACTTTGGCTTTGCAGTCGATCCGTTGGCTTTCGTCCAAATGCACTATGACGCCAAGAAGGAAGAGTTATATATCTTCGACGAGGTATATCAGCAGAAACTCACGAACCGCGCTGTAGCACAAATCCTGCGCGCCAAGCACCTCACGGCACCGATCATTGCCGACTCTGCAGAGCCGAAGAGTATTGCTGAAATACGTGACATGGGCCTCAACATTATCGGATGCCGCAAAGGGCCTGATAGTGTAGCTTACGGCATCAAGTGGCTGCAGGGAAGGCGGAAGATATACATCGATAAGCGCAGGTGCCCGAACACATACAGGGAATTTACCTGCTACGAGTACGAGAGAAATCGTCAGGGGCAGTTTATTTCTGCCTACCCTGACGCAGACAACCACGCGATTGACGCCGTGCGATACGGCATGGGTGGACAGTCTATCAGAGCGAAACGTTCGAATATTTACTAAGGGGGAACCATGGCAGATTTACAAGGCCAGTTGCTAATCAACCTGCCCGGAGGCGACGAATACATGATGATCCATGATGCCTATTATGGGACCGGATTATTCGTGCAGGGGCGGGGGCTCATTCAGCATCCGCGTGAGTCGGTAGAGAATTTCATGAACCGCAAGAAGCTGGCGTACTACTGGAACTACACAGGGCCTATCGTCAATGCGATGGTAGACCCGATTTTCAAAGACGAAGTGCGTCGGGAATACCGGAATTCTGAAATGTTCAATGGGTTCCTCGAAGATTGCGACCGAGCGGGGACAAGCTACCAGGACTTCTGCAAAAGCGCGGCGCTCATAGCAAAATTGTACGGAGCGGCCTATATTGTCGTAGACAATTCGGATGAAATGGAAGGGACGCTTTCCGCTGCGGTGCGAAATCGGCACTTCCCCTTCTTGAAGGTCGTATCCCCGATGCAGATCAGGGACTGGAAGATAGATGACTATGGCCGCCTGACCATGTTTCAGTATGAGGAGCGTATCCGCAGCGGGGCATGCACAGAGACGTCCCGCACTCACACATGGACGGTGGAGGAGTGGTCAATCACCAGTGGGGCGGGGAGCAAGGAAACCGGGGTGAACCCGCTCGGGGTGGTCCCCGTGATACAGTGGCTCGCACGAAACACCGACAAGCGGATCATAAAGCCGCCGTCTGAATACGTTTCTGTGGTGCAGACTAACTACTTCCTGTATCAGCTTTGTTCATGGCATGCGCAAATTCTGAGGGATCAGGCGTTCAACATCCTGACCATCCCAGACCCCGGGACGGATGATATCACCATCGGGACGAACAACGTCCTTGCTTATCCGCCGGAGAGCACACACACGCCGACATTCATCGCACCGGCAGCAGCCCCGGCGGACATGCTGACGGGACAAATGGACCGATGCGTGAAAGAGATGTTCCGCATGAGCGGGCTCGAGTCCATCCTTGGGGCAAGCACCAGCGACAATAAATCGGGCGTATCCAAAGAATGGGACTTTGAAAAGACCAATAAGCGCATTGCTGATTTTGCGGTGCGCTGCGAGAACGCAGACAAGGCCATTATCAGGCTGTATGAGGCATGGTCGGGGGAAAACGCCGGCTACAAGGTAGAATACCCGCGCGATTTCAAGATCTCCGATGTATCGGACGGACTGGCGAATGCACAGGCAGCTATCGACCTTGGCTTTGATTCCATCGCATACAAGCAGGAAGTCTTGAAGAAGGTGCTGGCGGCATACATGCCGAACCTGGCACCGGATGTATATGACACCATTCTGAAGGAAATGAAGGCAGCGGCAGAGAGAGCCGCGCAAGATGCAGCATACGGAGTAGATGATGACACCAAAGGCGGAGAAGGAGCTGGCGGAGTTCCAAAGGGAGATCAGGGAGAACCTGAACAAGACGGACAGGCGAATGACGCCGCTGGAGGCGGTGCGCAGCGCCTATAAGAAGCACCCCGTCATGGAAGTCATGCGAGATGAGCTGGTGGATGTGCTGGTGGCAGAAGCCCAGAGGGGCGGAGCTGCTGACGTCGAGAAGAAAAAACTGAAGGCAGCCATGGCAAAAGCATGGGCCGAGGATGGTTTAACGCTTTCTGCGCGCACCACCCATGGCCGACGGTGGGTCGTGGAGCAGGTGACAAAGACCATCGAGGCAGCCATCAAGAAGGGCGGCAGCGTCATGACGCTTGCCAAGGAGCTTTTTGATGGATACGGCCATGACCACGTCATCCCGAAACAGGAAATCCCGAAATTCATGGGAAAGCTTGTCGCTCTGTCTAAAGACTACCAAGGGAACGCGTTCAAACGCGCCCTGCGCGATGCGCAAAGGAACATAGATAAATTATCCACGCAGGGACTCAAGGCGGCCTACAATGGCATAATCGACGCTATTTCAAAGGGCAATGAAGAAATGGTAGATAAAGCTATTTACGTGGCCACCCAAGAGAAAGCCCGATACTTCGCGGAACGAATCGCCCGCACTGAGAAGGCGAGAGCCTACATGGATGGGGTCATGTACAAATATGCCAATGATCCCGACTGCGTAGCTTTCAAGTGGAAACTTTCGAGCCGCCATCCATGCGATGACATTTGTGACCTGTACGCCCGTGCAGACCTTTGGGGGATGGGCGAGGGCATTTTCCCGAAAGACAAGCTCCCGAAGCTGCCAGTTCATCCAAACTGCATGTGCCGTGTGGTTCCCATATTTCATGGATCCATGCGAGTAACAAGCGAAACTCCGAAAGACAAGACGCTTGCCGGAGGGCTCGCCTACATCATGATCCTTCCAGAGATGCAGCGTCATTCACTTCTCGGGGTGAATGGCGCAAAGGAAGTCCAGAATGGAGCCAGCTGGAAGCAGTATGCGAGGGGATATTCCGATGAAGTGATGCAATGTCGAATAGCGCAAACGGTACAAGCGTACAAAATTCCTGAATATGGAGATTTGGGAAAATATGGAATGTATAGAGGGCAAATGTTAACGGTTCGCCCTATTTTAAACTCAAAATATGATTTGTCCTTCGCTGACGGAGTTCCTGTAAAACCTAAAATGGTGCATGAAGTCGAGAAGCAGCTAAATGAAAGCATAAACCTCATGGGGATAACGGAGCTAAAGGATTTCCCAAAGGTTATTATTGCAAGCGATAATGAAATGGGACCTGCCGTAGGAACGTTTGACTGTATAAGGAATCAACTGGCTATAAATGTGCACTTGTTAGATTCAAAGTGGGTGAAAGAGCACCTAAGCAGCGATAATAATCGTCTATCAACGTTAATACACGAATTGTATCATTGGGAAGACGCCCAAAAGTATATGGCAAAGCATGGTAAAATAACAGATTTTAACAAATATATAAATATACTATGTGCTGAGTATGCGGGGGTATTTGACAAGCTAATAGCTAAAGGGTATGATGTGGACAGTGTAAGCCCATATGCCACTAAAATGTACAAGATTGGACGATACGATGAGTTCTTTACGGAATATAGGACGCATGAATTATTGAAAGGAAGGTGAGCGCGATGCCAACAATGAAATTCTCTGAAACGGTGGAAGAGTTGGAAAGAAAGTTAGAACCATATTTTGCCAAAAGAGGAGGTTTGAAGGCGGATGCGCCGCCAGAAGCAAAGGAACTGTTTGAGGAATATAAAAAGCAGGTAATGGCAGAAGCCTGGCTTGATTAACAAAAACAGAATAAAAGCACTTGCGTATGCAGGTGCTTTTTTATTGCCTTTCCAAAGGGACGGGAGCCCTGCCGCAGGCGTTAAAGAACGGCCTTTTTTATTGGGATAGAAGCCCAAAGAGTGAAGAACACAGGAGGTTCTTATTATGACATTAGCAGAAGTGTACGAAGCATTAGGAAAGCAGGACGGCGGCGAAGCTCTGGCATCGACCATCAAGGCAGAGATCAGTAAAATCAATGCAGAGGCAGCCAAGCAGCGCACAGCCAAAAATGCGTCTGATGCAAAGATCACCGAACTCGAAGCGAAGGTGCAGGAGCTGACGGAAAAGGGTACAGGGGACCAGACGGCCGTCGAGAAGATGCAGAAGCAGCTGGACGAGCTGACGAAGAAATATGATGCCTCAGAAAAGGCCCGCGGGGAAGAACACGCGAAAAGGGTACATGCGGATATCACGCAGCAGACGGTAGCAGCCCTCACAAAGGGGAATGCAGCCAGCCCGGCAGAAATTGCGAAAATTCTCATTCCGAGCATCGCGGCCGAGGAGGACGGTTCGTATAAGTTCACGAATGCTAAAGGCGAGAAGGTATCCATTGAAGACGGCACCGCGGCATGGCTCAAGGATAACTCCTGGGCGGTGAAGAACAGCCAGAACGCCGGAAGCGGTGGCGGCAAAGGTGGCAATGGTGAGCAGGGGAGCGGCGCCAACGGTGGCAACGTGACCTTGGCGAGCGCTATTGCTGCCCAGTTAAATAACAATTAGGAGAGATGACAAATGGCAGTAACACTTGAACAGGCAAAACTTAATACACAGGACATGCTGGTGAAGGGAACCATTGACGAGTTCCAGAAATCCAACTATCTGCTGAACAATCTGACATTCGCGGACGTGGTATCCCCGTCTGGTGGTGGCGCAACGCTGACGTATGCCTATAACCGACTGAAAACCCAGCCGACGGCGGCATTCCGTGCCATTAACAGCGACTACACTCCGCAGGAAGTCACCAAAGAACGCAAGTCTGTAGACCTGGCTATCTTTGGCGGTTCCTATGAAATCGACCGCGTTATCGCGAGCATGGGTGGGGTAGAGAACGAGCTGACCCTTCAGGCACGCCAGAAAATCAAAGCAGCGTCTGCGCTGTTTAACGACACGGTGATCAATGGCAATCGTACCACCAATACAAATACCTTTGATGGGCTGGATGTAGCCATTAAGGGGAGCGACACGGAAAACGTGCTGGCGAAGCCGATCGATCTTTCCACGGCAGCAGCGATTGAGACCAATTTCATGGACTTCCTGGACAATCTGGATGAAACACTTGCGGCCATGGATGGGACCCCATCCGCGCTGCTGATGAGCTCCAAGATGTTTGTGAAGTTCAAAGCAGTCATTCGCCGCGCGACCATGTATCAGGAAACCAAAGACAATTTCGGAAAGATCATTCCGATGTATGACGGCATTCCGCTCATTGATCTTGGCGCGAAGAGCGGCTCTAATGAGCCTGTAGTGTCCATTGATCCGAAAAAAGGCACAACGTCCATCTATGCCGTTCGTTTTGGCCTTGACGGTTTCCATGGCGTGACTGTGGCTGGTTCTTCCATGATTACATCCCGCCTTCCGGATTTCAGCACCGCAGGCGCAGTCAAGAAGGGTGATGTGGAAATGGTAGCAGCCGTGGCTCTCAAAGCGACCAGGGCAGCGGCAGTCCTTCGCAACATTCAGATCAAGGCAGCGACTGTCTAATTTGTGAAGGGAGGGGCGGCTGATGGATGCAAAGAAGATATTCGAGAGTATGTGTCGGCTGGCCATTAAAGAGAGTATCGGAATGGTGCAGGAATACGCGGGAGAACACCATCGATTTACACCAAGGACGGGCAATCTGGAGCGATCAATCAAGATCATGCAGCAGGGGCTTGTCGGGACGGTGTATCTGGATGAAGGGCAAGCGCCTTATGGGATTCCTATCCACAACGGCGCGCGCCCCCGCGTCATTGTTCCCCGAACTCGAAAAGCGCTGAGGTGGGCGAAGGGCGGAGAGTTTATTTTCGCAAAGAGGATAAACTGGCCGGGCATTCGCCCAGATCCTTTCTTGTACGAAGCGTTAGACGCCAAAGAAGGGGACGTGGTCAAGGTATTTGACCACTACACGGATCTTGCATGTATGGAGATCGCCCAAGGGTTAAAGAGGTAATTATGACAGAGTACATCAGAGAAGACGACATCGCGGATAAGCTGCTCATTAACCGTGTGACGGATCAGGAAATCGCCGATGCGAATGAGTATGTAGACCGTATAGCGGCAGCATACAACGTCAAGAAAGTGACGGTAACACCCATGGCTAAGAAGCTGGCCGTGGCGGTTGCGAGCCGTGACTGCTGCCTGAATCTCATTGGGACGGATGCCAGCGCGATGATCGGAGACAGGCAGGAAGATGCCTACTCCATCAAGTACAAGATCTATGCGTCTCTTGTGGAAGACCTGCGGGGGAGGATTCTCAAGGCAGATTTCCTTGCGGATGAGGAGAAGGACGATGAGGAGGAACGTGGAGCATGGACGAGGGCCGTTTCAATCTCTCGAAGCTGACGGAAAAGGTCCGAAGCTACCTGCAAGAAAGCCTTCCGCGCCTCGCATGGGTGAAGGAGTTTAAGGGGGCAGCTATCCCAAATGTTCCGACCGGGACCGTGGCAGCTGGAGAGATGGAATTCGTGGACACATCCAAAGGGGCCGACATGGCCGTTGTTGCGTTTTCCATTTATCTCATTGATCCGTCATCGGAGAATGGGGTAGAGGATATGGCAATGGATGTGCGAGAAGCGCTGACGGCGAATGATACGCTTGACGATATGGTCCAGCATGGAGCCGTCACGAAAATGCAATTCGGGGCAGTCACTGGCAGAGCGGGGGCTTGCCTCATCACTTATAAAGCAAAAGTTTGGATGTAAGGAGGAAGAACATGGCAGATAAAGTAAGAGCCACTATGACGGATGCGAAGCATCGTCTTCAGGGCAAAAATTGTATCGTGTATCTGAATTTTGGTGCGGGAGCCACTGAGGCAGCACCGAAATGGTCGGCAATCGGGGGACAGACCAAGGGAAATCTCGAAATGTCTGCAGATTCCATCGATGGGAGCAATAAGGACTCCGGTGGTTGGGGTGAAACCTACGCAGGAACCAAGACAACCGAGCTTTCCGTCGAGGGCTACGTGACCAAGGGCGATGCAGCCTACGATGCGCTCAAGGATGCCTTCGTAAAAGGGGAAGCGGTGGATATCTGCCGCTTCTTCACGGATGCAGGAGAAGCAGACCGCAACTGGTACAACATCACCAAGCTGGGGGACGAAACACCGCATGATGATATGGTATCCTTCAGCATCACCCTCGGCGGGGTAGGTGCGCCTAAATTCTACACTGGATTAACCACTGTAGACGGCGTCAAAGATTCTGGGACCGGACAGGTAGGAGGCTAACAAATGAGATATGACCGCATTCTGCGAAGAGTGTGGGTAAAGATTGACGGGCGCGAGTATGCGCTCGTTTTTTCTTTATCCGTTTTTGAAAAACTGGATGCCGAGAACGATGGAAATTTGATTGTGCAGTTATCACAGGGAGACACCCATTACAAGCTGCTGAGTCATGCCTTCAAACTGGCATTAAAGCAGGCGGATAAAAAGATCACCGATCCAGAGGCCGAGGCGTTACTCGAAAAATTTGTTTATGAGGAAGGACTTCCGAGTCTGTCGGCGGCATTTTGGATCGCGGTGGCAGTGTCTGGCCTGATGGGGGCGAAGGTATCCCGCGTGCTGCTTGAGAGAATGGCCGTGGCGGTGCAGGATGTGGATGGGCTGGAAGATTGCACAGAGGCAGACGAAAAAAACGGAGTGAAGCCGGAAGAATAACCACATTTAGGGAATATCTTTCGGCGATCATGCCTATCTGTTATGGGAAACTGCGAATGACGGGCGAAGAGATAGCCGCCGCCACTCCGTGGGAAATCACTCACAGGATAGACGGGTACGTGGATAGAATGAAAGACAGGCGCATTTTTACGGCATCTTTCATCACGGCACCTGTCATCAATAGTGGCATGAGGGCTCCGAAAAGGGGCGTCAAGGTGGAAGAGCTGCTGCCTGGAGATTTCTGTGGGAAGTACGACCGGGACGAGGCAGAATACATCAAGGCGCTCATTGAAGAGCAGGAAGAAAAGAGGCGAAAAAATGGCACAGCATGAAATCCGCGTGGAAATCACTGCCGACGGAAGTAAAGCGATAGCCGAGAGCGGGAAGGTTAAGGGCGAACTGAAAGGCGTCAAGAATGTCAAAATCCCTAACCCCTTCGGCGAAGTGTCGAATGGCGCGAAGAAGGCTTCTTCCGACGTAGACGCCCTTGGCGGCGCCATCGGTAAGATCCGCAACATGGTGGCGGGTGCATTCGCCGTAGGGTCCATTTACTCGTTCGGCAAAGCGGCACTGTCGGCGGCAGCCAAAACGGAGCTTTTGCACAAGGGGCTTTCCTTCGTTCTCAATAGTGATGAGGAGGCGAGCCGCCTTGTAAAAAACATTCAGGATATCGGCGAAGCCTCTGCCTACGATACGACCCAGCTACTGCCGCTTGCCAGAGCGTGGGTCAATATCGGCGACAATGTGGACACGGCTACGTCCAAAATGCAGAAAATCGTAGACCTTGGGTCTGCGTATGGGCTGACGTCCGAGCAGGTAGGGGCTGTCAATCTCGCTCTTACTCAGATGCAAATGGCTGGCAAGATCGGCCAGCAGGACATGATGCAGCTGATCAATGCAGGGATTCCTGCATGGCAGCTGTTGTCCGAGAAAATGGGGATCCCAGTAGAGCAGCTGAAAGACATGAGCTCGAAAAGCGAGCTTACGCAGGATGCTCTGCAGACGTTATGGGACGAGATCACCGAGAAGACAGAAGGCGCGGCCAGTTCCATGTCGGACACCCTTTCCGCGAAGTTTTCCAATGCGCAGGAAGCGGTAGCAAACAGCATGAGCGCGATGGGGGATATCATCTCTCAGGCGTTCAACGTACCGGAGGTTCTTGATGCGGCGGGAGAAATGGCGGAAGGATTCAAGACGCACATCAATTCCATCCGTGACGCGGCGAAGGATGTGGGACTACATGAGGCCATCGTTCAGGAATTGCAAGGGATAAGTCCTGCCGCTGCGGCGTTATGACCGCTTTCACGTCCATGAAGAATACCATCATGGAGAATCAGACCGCCGTCACTATCGTGGTGGAAGCGATTGGAGCCATGGCAGCTACTGTGGCCATCATCAAGGGTGTGCAGACGGCCTTCCTTGCCGCCAAAGGGGCTGCCACGGCATTTGCCTTGGCTTGTCAGGCGAACCCCATCATATTAGCGATTTCCGCCGTTATTGCTATACTCGTACTGCTTTACACCCATTGGGATGAAGTGAAGGCCATAGCGCTTTCCGTGCGTGATGCAGTCGTCGATGCCGTATCAGACATGGCTGCTTCCGTGAGGCAGAAGTTTGATGAAGCGGTCAATTATGCCAAGGGTATTTGGCAGGGACTCAAAGACTTCATGGCCCATCCGATTGATACGGTCGTGAATGTCATCCGCCGCAATGTGGACGGAGGAAGTGAGGGCGTTACTCCTGCCGGCCGCGCCAAGGGCGGCGTATTTGGCATGGCAAGGGGCGGCATCGTCGGAGGGCTGGTTCCTCTAGCTAATGGCGGGTCCCCCTGCCATTGTAGGGGAGGCAGGGCCAGAGGCCGTCCTCCCGCTTCGAGAGAATGTTCTAGCGTCAATCGGTAAAGCCGTCGCCGCAAGTTACAATGCGGGTAAGAGCAAGTATACAAATCCGGCCGCAGAGATTACCGCTAAAATCAAAAGTCAGGCAAACACCGGTCCCGTCAGTGCTTATGCAAAGATTCTGGAAAAGGCGCAAAAGAGGGCGCAGGCCGTAGGAGAAGCCGTTGCCAAATACGGCGAACTGCAAAAAAGGGCCAATGAGGAATTGGAAGCCTATGCGGACGGTGGAGAGAAAGCTATCCAGTATCAGCAAAAAATGGCGCAGCTTTCCAGCAAAATTGCCAAGGCGCAGGCGGGAGGCAACGAAGAACAGGCGAGCCTTCTGCAGCAGAAGCAGGCGAATCTTGAAGCGTCTTATGCCAAAGAGAAGGCGGCAGCCATCAAGGCAGCGCAGGACATAGCCGCCGAGAAGAAGAACATAGAAATCGAATCAGCGAACGCGATAAGCGCGATCCAGATTGAAGCGATTGAAAAGGTCAACGCACGAGAGACGGCCACCAAGGAAGCCCAGCGGCAGCTGGATAGAGCGAGCCATGCAGCGTCCCTTGAAGAGTTCACGACCATGATGGAGGAGAAAGACGCCATCACAGGGGAGAGCTATGCAACGATCCTAGCTAATGAGCAGGCTCTGAATGACATGCGGCAGATTTGGCATGAACAAATGATGCTAAACGCCATGGAATGGGGCGAGTACATGAATCTCACCCTGGCGCAGGTACAAGAGCAGCTGGTGAATGGGATAGCGCAAGGGCTGACCCAGTGCATCGTCTACGGGAAGAATTTCCGCGACATCATGAACAATCTAGCTAATAATGTGCTTTCCACTGTCCTTCAGGCAGTGCTTCAAAAAGCTATTGGTTCCTTGATGACTATGATCGGGCTGGGAAAGACAAAGACCGCACAGGAAGTCGCCAGCGCTGCGAAGGAGAAAGCAGCGCAGGCAGCCAAGAGCGGGACACTAGCCGCCAATGCAACAGCGGCGCTCATTGCTGCTAACCCATGGGCCGCCCCTGCTGCGGCAGGCATTGTCGCCGGGCAGATGGGTGCTGCCAGAGCAGCCGGAAGCGTGTTTAAGGATGGGGGCTTTGTTACCGGTCCGGGGACAGGCACCTCCGATTCTATTCCGGCTATGCTTTCCAATGGTGAATTTGTCATCAATGCAGCGGCCGTTCAGCGACTGGGCACAGGATATTTGAACATGTTGAATAGCCCCCACTACGCAGAAGGCGGGCAGGTGGGAACACCGGCCTTGGGCGCGGCTGGGAGCGGCGGCAGCGTGACGCTGAATGTATCGGCCATGGACGCATCGTCTTTTATGGATTTCCTTCGAGGCGGCGGCATGGACTCCATCAAGCAGATGCTTTTCGATGGGACACGTGATTTTACGACGGACGCGGGGGTGTGGTAAATGGCGAATCTTTTATTTCCATTGAATGCTCGGCGTGTGAAATGGTCCTCGCAGGTCGATGACGACTGGGATGTGGCGGAGCAGAAGACTGCCAGCGGGAAGCGGCGCGCCATCACTGCGCAGACGCTGCCGGGCTGGCAATTTACCATCGATTTCCCTGCCCTGACGGCAGAAGAGAAAGATACACTCTTCGCATTCCGCGCGCGTGTGAAGGGGACGCTTATTCCATTCTTCTACAAGGATGCGGAAAACTACCATTGTGAGAAGCTGCGGCTGGCAAGGAACGGCGATGGATCTTACCAGCTGACGGCAAACATGCATAGTCAGCTGGAACCGACGTATTATGCGGATAAGCTGACGGTATGGGTAGACGGGGCGGAGCGCACGGCGCAGGAGTACACCATCGATCGCGGGGCGATTGTATTCAATCAGCCGCCATCCGCGGGCGCGATCGTCGCGGCGACTTACGATTATTGGTGGAAGGTGGTATTCGCCAAAAATAAGATCACAGTGAAGCAGAAATTCGTGAACCTGTTTGAGTGTTCTATCGCATTGAAGGTGGTCCGATGAAAAGCGTAACAGAAGAGCTTGCCAAGTATCTCAACACACAGAAAGAAATGGTATCGTGCGACCTGTACACCCTTACGCTTTTTAGCGGGACTGCCTATTATTTCACCGATGCCGACCATGATGTGACCTACGGCGGGCATACGTACCTGCATAATGCGATTATGCTAAAGAGAGAGCAGACGAAGCTGAACAATGTTGTTTCCGTCGACTCCATGACAGTATCCATTTATGCGACTATCGAGGACAAGCTGGGCGACAAGCCGATCTTCCTAGCGGCGCATGATGGAGCATTCGATCGGGCGACGCTTGCCATGAGCCGCTGTTTCTTTGATTTAGACGGAAACACAATGGGATCCGTAGGATTGTTTTCGGGGCTGACAGAGGTCAAGTCCTGCGGCGGCCTAGCTATGAAGCTCACGGTAAAGAGTAAAGTACAGGGCATGTCGCAGGAGTTCCCGCGGCGCAGGCTCTACCCGCAAGGTACGTATGCCAATAGCGGCGGCACTGTGTCATCCAGCAAGGAAGAAGATTCTGCGTCCGTCATTGCGCCGTTCGTACCATTGAAAGAGGTGTTACTGTGAATCCTATCGTGGAAGAGGCCTACACATGGCTTGGGACGCCGCACGTGAACCAGGCGAAGGTTAAAGGCAAGGGCATTGATTGTGGCATGCTGCTCATCGCCTGCCTCGAAGGAGCGGGATACATCAAGCGTGGGGCTATCAAGATCCCACCGTATTCGAACGAGTGGCATTTGCACCACGGCGAGGAATGGTTCCTCAAAGTGGTGGAAAGATATTGCGCAGAAGTTCCCGTGAATGAGATGCAGCCAGGGGACTTTTTGCTGTATAAATTTGGACGCTGCGTCTCCCATGGCGCGGTATATGTGGGGGACGGGCGTGTGATCCACGCCATGGTAGAGCGTGGCGTCATCCTGTCAGACATCAATGACGTCATGTTTTTAACGGCTAAAGGGAAATCGCGGCTGCATGGTGTGTATCGGTTTAGGAGGTAGTCATGGGCGGCCATCATAACACGACCATACGGGAAAATAAGATTTCCAGCTTCACTGTCTCCACGGCCGAATATGGGTCAACCGTCCCAGAGATCCTTGGTACGACGCGCATTTCTCCGAATGTCATCTATTACGATGACTTCACCGCGCATGAGCACAGAAGCAGCCAGAAGAGCGGCAAAGGCGGCGGGTCAAGGACGACGACCATCACTTACACCTATACCGTGGCGGTGATCCTCGCTTTGTGCGAGGGACAGATTTCCGGCATCGGCAAAATGTGGAAAGACAAGAGCCTATACCAGTATCCCAATGGGGACATTGGACTCACGCTTTTCGATGGGAAAGCAGATCAGAAGCCGTGGGCGTACACGGCAGGGAAGCATCCGGACAAGGCGCTCGCTTATAGCGGGCTGGCTTACATGGCCGGTGTTATTGACCTCGGGGATAACGGCTCCATGCCGTCCTACAATTTCGAGGTGAAGGGGAAGCTTCTGGAAACGGGAGACGGGATAGACGTGAACCCCGCCGACTATATCCTCTATGTGCTGAACAAAATCGGCCTTGGCGGGATAGAAATCGACGGGATAGAGAACTACAGGCAGTACTGCAAGGAAGCGGACATGCTGATTTCTACGCCGTCCGATAAACTTGACGCGAAGGCAGCCCGAGAAATCATCAATGACATCGCAAACATCACCAACGCTTATATCTTCTGGTCAAATAACCGGCTAAAGATTGTACCGCGCGCTGACCGCCCCGTGGGGAAATGGAAACCGGACAAGACAATTCGATATAACTTGACGCCGGATGATTTCATCCCCCAGACCGGCGGTGTGTGTGTGTCCTATAGCCGCAAGGATTCATCGGAGATTTACAACCGCATATCTGTGGAATTTCTGAACCGCGCGAATGCCTATGAGAAGGAAATCGTCAATTACCAGGACAATGACGACATCAAGGAGTTTGGGGTGCGGCAGGCGTCCACGACGCAGGCGCATTATCTGTATACAAAGACCCGCGCCGTCAGGCTGGCGGAGGAATTGTGCCGTAAAAACAAATACGAACGAGTGAAATATACCTTTAAGTTAGACTGGGCCTTCTGCCGGCTAGAACCCGGTGACCTTGTCATGCTGAATGACCCGCTCATGGGGATAGAGAACCAACCGGCTATGATCGACAGTGCGACGGAAGGCACGGACGGCATTATCACCTTCACGGCGATTTCGAGAGCAAAAGGTGTGTATAGTGATGCGGAATATGATGTACATGAGAATGAGCGCCCACTCATTGATTTCAACCCGGATCCCGGTGTCTGCGAACCGCCTATGATATTCCAACCGCCAGCACTCATGACAAATGCGGATAATGAGGTATGGATCGGCACGTGGGGCAAGAATCCGAACTGGGGTGGCTGCTCTGTCTGGGCGTCTGATACAAACCAGTATTACAAGAAGCTGGGAACCATCGACAACCGCGCCCGCTACGGGACGCTGACGAAACCGCTGAATAGAGAAGACACCGTGCTTGAAATGGCACTCAATCAAGACGCCTTCACATCCGTGGATGCGGAAAGTGCCAAGAACGGTGACACGGTCATGTATGTTGACGGGGAGGCGCTGTCTTACCAGACGGCCGAACTGCTTGAAGACGGGACGTGGAGACTTTCGGGACTGATACGTGGACAATTCGGCAGTGAAGCAGATTACCACGTGAAAGGGGCAAGTATTGCCCGGTGTGACGAAACTTTCCTGAAGTCTGGCCTTGCTAATTCTTATATCGGCAAGACCGTTTACTTCAAATTCACGGCGTTTAATATCTTCGGCGGCATGGAGCAGAGCTTGGCCGATGTGCAGGCGTATGCGTTTAAGCCTGTTTCGGTGCAGATCCCTCCGCCGGACGTCACAGCCCTGAACGCTGAGAAGCTGGCGAGTGGCATTCGCCGGTACTGGTGGAAATACACCTACCCCGAGCCGAATGACGTGGCAGGATTTATCCTCAAATATACACAGGGGAAAGAGCTCAACTGGGAAGCGGGGATACCCGTTCAAGAAGGGCTTATCACGAACCAGCCATACGAGACGCAGACCATCCGACCGGGTACGCATGCCGTCATGATTAAAGCCGTGGATCAGAACGGGAATGAGTCGAAAAATTTCGCCTACTGCCTGCTGGAGATGGGCGATCTATTGCAGGAAAACGTGCTTTTCGACAAGGATTTCGGCGCGGATCATTGGGCAGACATCCAGACCAGTGGCCTTGTACTGGCAAGTGATGGCTATATCCATGCACCGAATACCTCAATCATGTGGCATGAAACAGGCAGAAGATTGTGGACGAAGCCCGCTGCGTACATGTGGGATACAGACTTCGAGGCTTACGAGGTGACGGGAGAATTTGTGGCTCCTGCCTCGGGGCAGCTCTGGCTGACTACAGAAATAGAAGGCCCCGCCATTGTGTACTACCGGCAGCTCCTCAAAGGCAGCACCGCCGAGGAGCTTTGGAAGCAGTGGTCAGACAAGGTGCTGGTGCAGGCGGGTTCAAGGATTCAAGTCAAAATCGTGGCGAAGAATTCCAGTATTCAAGAAACCATCGTGAAGAGTCTGCACGCTTATATCGACGTCCCCGACAGGGAAGAGCACTTTGAGGACTTATCCGTACCGGCGAGTGGCATAGAGCTTCCTATTGCCACCCCGAATTACATGACCACCGCCGTGCGCATCGATGCCGTGCAGGGGAGTGCCCTTGTCAGGTATCCCAAGATACTATCCCGCACGCCATGCCGTATAGCCTTACTGAATGAGGACGGCAACCAGGTGGCAGGCATCGTCGACATCACATGGCAGGGATTTGTTAACGAAACAGTTTAGCTATAGGAGGTAAAAATGAAAGGCGTATTGAAATTACAGTCCACCAAGGGTATGTTCGATTATCCCGACCCAGAGAATCCTTCAAAAGGGACTACAGAACAGCAGTATATTGAATTTGAGAAGAATAAGTACTCCGTGCTTTCCAGTCTGGTCGCGGATGAGCTTTGGCAGCCAAGCACAGTTTATTTCCCCGGGCAGGTAGTCAAAAGCCCAAAAATGCCCCCGAACTTTGCCGCAAGAGCGAACTCCATAGGAATGAGCGGGAGCACGGAACCCGTCTGGGGCAATAGTGTTGGGGATACCGTGGCCGACGACTTCGTTGAATGGGTGATGCTGTACCGCACGATTGACTACGCAACGCAGGATGAAGTCACGGCGGGGACGAACACGTCGAAAATCGTGACACCTGCCATGCTGGGGAAGACCATCAAGACAGATCTTGCGAGCGAAAACGCAGGAATACTTAACGCAGCTGATAAGACAGTAGTCGGCGGCGTCACCGGCATTTTGCCAGTAAGCCATGGCGGTACAGGAACCGATTCATTAGCCAATATAACCGTTGGCAAAGCAGAAAAAGCAGAAACTCTGGACGGGGATGTAGGACTGTGGGATTACCTGCACAGGCTGGATGGTAGCGCTAGCCTTCCAACGACGAATGAGGCCTTGAGTGCATTGGGCGTGTTTATGCGATCCTTCCATACATCAGCGCAATTCTCGAATCAGCCGACGCAGCTCGGGCAGTTACTTAATATTCCGCCAGCCCTAGGGAATAAGAACGGTTGCCAACTTTGGGTAGAAAGCCCTAATGGCCGCCTGTATCACCGTGGCGGGAATGGTTCAATCGCAATCAACGACACTCCGTTCAAGCGCTTCCTCGACATAGATGACCTCTCGGCAGCGGGCGTCGTTGCAGGGGACGTTTCCAATCCGGAGTCGTGGTGGGTGAAGCTCGGAGGTGCGGCGCCGCTAATTATACAGGGTGGAATTGGTGGTTCCGGTTTCACATATCCGCTTGCCCTGTCTAGGGTTTTGACGGTTGCGTTTTCGCTCAATAGCGACGTCTGGAATTATAACTGGTATACGCAAGATTCGAAGGTAAGAATCAGCAATACAGTTGCATCAAACCCCAAAGGATTTCCTTACAATTGGTTGGTTATTGGCATTGTTTAGTTGCCGATAGCTACCCACTCGAAGTATTGGCCTTGCTGCTCTGTACCGATCGCATAGCGAAATTGTGAGCTTTCTTTCCAGATAATGTGGTACCCAGTTCGGTAAGCATACCTATCATTCTTGTTGCGTTCTGGGCTGCCTGTAATCGTAAAGCATGCATTAGGGAATGCAATAGGGTATCTGACAGTGTAAGCAGGCGCGGCCGTGTCGTTCTCCCAGTTCTTTCCATTGTTGTTCATTCCACCCTGTAGAAAATGCTTTCCGTAGAATGACGGGAAAGCCGATAATTACGGCTATTTTAGAATTGTCGATTCGCATGAAATCCTAGAAATCGAAAGAATCCTAGGAACAAAAAAGTATCACGATACATACAATGCTCGTGGTACTTTTCAAATGGGCGATTATTCTGTTAGTAGCAGGTTAGCATTAAATCTTTTCGATGGCTTTACGTAGTTGCCTTAGGTTCTTGTGAGTGTATACTCCGTTGGTTACGTCATGCCTGGCGTGACCAAGGATCATTTTCCGAGAGTTATCGTTTATATCTACGGCATCCAGCAGAGTGGCACATGTATGACGAGTATCATGTGGTTTGTATTTCTCCCCGTGAATTAGCTTCATGACACGGCTAAACAGGCGAGAGAGACGACTATAGCTGTAGGGATTACCACTTTCATCACATAACAGAAAATCGCCTTGTAAAGAGTATCTAGCTTCTACGAGAGGCCATATCTTACTGGCGATAGGGATGATTCGTTTCCCGGCTTCAGTCTTTGATTTTGTGATGCGGATATACTTCTGCCTACGGTTGATGTCAGTTTTTTTGAGATTACGTAGTTCGCAAGTACGCATGCCGGTGTAGATGAGTATCAGTACAATATCGATATCTGCTTTATCAGCCAGCTTCCAAAGTCGATTGATGGCTTGCTTGCTCATGGCTTGATGTGGATTGACGGGCTTGTTTTTACCGATTCGGATAAGTCCAGTAAAATCATGAGACGTGTATTCCATTTTGCGAGCGTATGCAAATAGCAGCGATAGCAGGTTGCGGACCTTTTTCTTGCTGGCATATGATAACCTATTCATTCCATCTATGACGGTTTGTAAATGGCTGTATTTGATGTCGGATACTGGTAAGTCATACAAAAGCCTGCAGTGCTTATAGGCGCTTTCGTAGCCGTGTATGGTGCTATCAGACACACTGCTGTATTCGATGTGTTTGGGAAGCCAGCGAGTATATAGCTCTGCAAATGTTATTTTGTTGTCTGAAAGGCGGTGAAGGCCATGAGACTGATTATAGTCAACCTGATATGCCATAGCTTCCAGCTTAGTGGCGAAATAGCCCGTAGCTTTTTGTTTGCCGTCCACAGATATCATAAACACGAATGGCCGCCTCCGTGAACCGTTTAATTTTTTGATGGTTCCATAACCATTTGGATTTTTCATTTTTTCAAACCTCCAATCATATTGATGGAGGTTATTTTAATGGAAGGAGATAGTGAGATGGAAGTTTCAATCGCTAACCCCACACTCACCTATTTGTCTATCTATGACGCAGCAGGTGAAAGAGTAACGTCCTTTGTAACTGGCGTACATGGTGACACGGTGGAAGAATTACAGGCCAAAGCGGAGGCGGAATATCCGGATAAAATCCATGTTGTGCAGGATGCTTTGACCTATAGCAAAGCCCTTCAGGGCGATTTGCTGTATAAAGATGGTGAATATCAGGCTAGGCCAGAACCGACCGAAGAAGAAAAGCGAGAGGCCGAACTGACAGCTCTTGATGCTGAATATGCTAGCAAAATCAGCGAGGTCGAATCAGAGATGGCAAAGGCGAAAGCCGTCGAAGATGAAGATTATTATTCAGATCTGAAAGCCGAGAGGGAAGAGCTTGTCGCAGAGTATACAGAGAAGAGAGGAGCAATTTAAAATGGAACGGTGCTTTTTATGTCACAAGAAAATGGACGCAAAAACGGGGCTTTGCACAAATCCTAAATGTGTGAGGAGCAAGCCGCTTGCCGAAAAAGCGGGAGTGAAAGAGGGGGACAAGGTGAAAGCCAATGAATCTGAATGAGATCAGTATCTGGGTAGGAAAAGTGTTTGACAGGCTATATATCGGCTGGCCATACAAGACGGCTTTGGGCATCGTATTCCTTGCCCTTGAACGGCACTTGGAGCTTTTCACGGCGTTCGCCTGCATCGTGTGCGTGGATTTATTTGCCAAGTTTATCGCGCTGTCCTATGGCTATCTTGCGCAGTCCATGACGGAGAAACCATCCCTTATCGACTCTGTCAAGGGCATCCCGGCGGCGCACCGTGCGGGCGTCATCAATAGCCACGCCATGAGGACGCAGTTTGTCGAGAAAATTACCGTTTACATGCTGCTTGTCGTGGCTGGCGCACTGGTGGACTTTATGCTGGGGCGAAGCGAGTTTGCGAATCTGATTATTGCTTACCTGGCATCGTCAGAGCTGCTGTCTATCATCGAGAACCTTGATGACGCCGGTGTGTCTTCCGTGCATGACCTGGCAGCACTGGTGAAGAGACGGAGGGGATAACCATGGATATGGACACCATCAGGAGGATGCTGGAAGAAGCACGCCCGTCATTTTATCGGTATCCTAACCCTGTCGTTGTGTACTGGCACTGGACGGCTGGCGGACACTACACCAGCTTTCGTGACTACCATTTTTGCATTGATGGGGACGGTGAAATCATTTGCAGCAGTCCCCTCGATACAATCCCTACAGCGACATGGCACAGAAATACGGGCAGCATTGCTATAGCCATTTGCTGCTGTCGGGATGCACAGGCATACAGAGATCCATGGAGAGCCCGTCTTGGAGACGAGCCGCCCACGGAGGAGCAGATTGAATCCCTCGCTATGCTATCGGCGGCCATCGCTGACGTGTTTGGAATTCCGGTCGATGTAGACCATTTCATGACGCACGCGGAGGCCGCAGATCTGGATGGGTACGGACCCGCGACGACCTGCGAGAGATGGGATTTAGCCGTACTGGACGAGTCCGACGCGTGGATGAGCGGAGGGGACACACTACGCGGAAAGACTGAGTTTTATCTGGAACAGGGGTGAAAGTATGCTGAAAGTGGTCAACAATGGAATTAGTCTGACAAGAGGAGATACTGCTACTTTCAGACTGCAAATCAAAAATCAAGACGGTACTGACTACGAAATCACTCCGGATGATCAGGTGCTTTTTACCGTAAAAAGATCGCCAAACGATGAGGAAATCGTTATCCAAAAAGCGGCTGTTAATAATTGCATCACCATTGTTCCTAGAGAGACAGATGATCTGGCGTATGGCACATACTACTATGATGTCGAATTGCGCCGGCCTGATGGATTTGTTGCGACTGTGATTCCACCACACATGCTGAAACTGACAGAAGAGGTGACTTTCTGATGAGTGATAACGCAACACTTACGGGAGTCCTGTCTGCCGTAGGAGTTTTAACTGGTGTGTTGACTCCGGCTGATACTGGTGATTTCGTGGCAGATTATGCAACCGACGAGGAATGCGTGGCTGTCATTGATGATATTTTTGATAATCTACTAAAAGGAGAATAATAATGGCTACTATTGATAAAATTCTGAGAAAATCCAATTTTACTGCCGCTATGACAGCTTTGATCACAAAGCTGAACGGCATTTTTGTTAGAAAGGAAACCGGGAAAGGTCTTTCTAGCAATGATTACACTGCAGCAGAAAAAGAAAAGCTCGCAGGCATTGCGGCAGGAGCGAATAACTACGTCCTTCCGGCACCGACAGCAAGCACCATCGGTGGTGTCAAGGCGGGCAATAATGTGACTATTTCCGCAGACGGTACGATTTCCGCTATTCAGGGTAAAGTGGACCTGTCTCCCTACGCAAAGACGGTCGATGTAAATACCGCTTTGAATAAAAAGGCAGATGTAGCCACCACACTGAAAGGCTATGGTATCACGGATGCCAAGATCGCGGGCGGTGTCATTACTTTGGGTGCTAATACCATTACCCCGCTGACGCAGCATCAGTCGCTTGCTGCCTATGCAAAGAACGCCGATGTAGATCGTACTTATGCAAAGAAAGCAGACATCACAACCGTTTACAAGTATCGCGGGAGCGTGAACACCTATGCGGATCTCCCCGTTAACGGGAATGCGGTAGGCGATGTATACAACATCGTGGCGGCTGATGCTTCTCACGGAATCAAAGCCGGTGATAACGTAGTTTGGAATGGCAACGCATGGGATAACCTCTCCGGCGTGGTCGACTTGTCTGCTTATATCAAAGCTGCTGATGCTGATAAGAAATATATGCAGCTTAATGACTTCCCGCTGTCGACGGATGAGGAAATTACAGCTATCGTCAACGAAACTATTGTATAAGTGAGGTGTTAGCATGAGCACTTACAAAGACTCACTGCTGGGGGCTGTTCGAAAGCTATGTACGCAGCTGAACGGGAAATTTGCCAAGAAAGCCGATGTACCGACCAAAGTATCTCAGCTGACCAATGATAAAGGATATTTTGCCGGCAGCGTACCAGAATCCAGCATTAGTGCTACAACAGGTTTGAATGGCATACCTCCACTGGCTAGAGCTCTCATAGACAATTGCCGCGCCAATAAGTTGGCTTTTCTGCCAGCTGACCAAATCATCGTAGAAAAAACAATAGATGGTGGCAAAACATGGACCGATGCAGGAGTTTCTGATGCAACCAAAGCTTATACTTTTTCTGGCGTACGAGGTGGCAATATCACATTGCCACAAATTAACGGAAAGATGAATACATTGTGCGGTGTTCGAGTGACTTTTACCGCTATGAAGTATGATGTGCCACCAGGGACAGCTGAAACAGACAAATACAAATACTGGAATAAAAACTATGTAAAATCAACAGAGCGATATTGCAACCTAGACTATTTTTGGTTTTGGGTAAGCAGTAGTAACAATGCTATTTCTGTGAAATTAGAAGCGGCGGTTGGTGACTATCCCGACAATTGGTGGATTAAATATGATGGTGGACTACGGATGACAGGATGGAATGGTCCTAATATTATTAAGCAGCCATTAGATGCATTTGGTGGCCAGCTGTCACAAACATCCCGATTCTGGAATTATCGTTTTACATTTATGACAGTGCCGCCTAGTGGAAAAACAGAACTGTCTACAGAATATGAGACACAATCACAGATAATTTATAGAATTAAAGGGTACGGCACTAAAACATGGGTCGCTTCCAATAATCTCATGGATACAGATAATATCTATTCCGTGGATTTGGACAAATCAACAACATTTCCTGCTACGGTTTCCGCTCCCGTATTCAAGGAGAATGGTAAGAACCTAGCAGATTTATACATGCAAAAAGCGTCCTTATACCCTGTGGGCAGTATCATTACGTCTAACACTAGTATCAATCCTGCTTCGCTCTACGGGGGTACTTGGGTGTCAGGTGTATATATCTCGAAATACCAATATGGCGGGCAAATTATATTTTCTGAAGGGGCTACTCCTATTAACGGAGCGCCTTATGTGTATAAGAGGATAAAATAAAGGAGGGCATAATGTGGAACACAAAAAGATTATGTATCTGCTTGCTGGCGTGCTCCTTGTGGCTAGCTGCTGGTTCTGTCTCGCAGGCCGAGGAGATGTATCAGATATCGGAGACCGAGCTGACACAGTTAGAAGCGAACTTGAATCAGCTGGCGAAGAGCAACGAGACCAAGCAGCAGCTCTTGACCGAGCAGAAGGCGCAGCTGACAGAAGCCAATCAGCAATTAGAGGCAGTGCAGAAAGAGCTGATCGCGTCCAAGAGCTTGAACGAAGCGACGCAGAAGTCATTAGAGAGAGCCAATCAATCATTGCAGCAGTTAGAGCAAGAGGCAAAAAGGAAAATTAGAGTAAAGACCCGCCAACGCAATATGTGGATTGCTATTTCTGGCGGGCTTCTGTATGCGTGGATTAAGAAATAGGAGATGCATGAATCATGGTCAATCTTTATCAGGGGGACTGCTTAGAGGAAATGGGAAAAGTCGCGGATCATTCTGTTGATATGATTTTTACCGATTTACCATATGGAACAACTCATAATGTATGGGATAAACGCATTTCATTAGAAGAACTTTGGGAGCACTATAAACGTGTTTTAAAATCGGGGGAGGTAGTACTGTTATTTTCCCAGCAGCCATTTACCACAGATTTGATAAATTCCAACCGCAAATGGTTTCGCTATGAGTGGATCTGGCAGAAATCTTTGCCAGTCGGTTTCTTGAATGCTAACAGAATACCACTTCGTTCTCACGAAAATATAGCGGTATTCTACGAACATCTGCCCACATATAATCCGCAAAAAACGCCGGGCAAACCGTACACTGCCAAGCGACGCGCGCGGGCTACCCGCAATTACGGACACTTTGATCGCGAGTTGACTGTAAACGACGGCGACCGATATCCCCGCGACGTTTTGACATTTTCAAACGGCAACAATGCGAGCAAGATCCACCCGACTGAGAAGCCGGTTGATTTGCTGGAGTACATGATCCGCACTTACACGGATAGCGGCGATACGGTGCTGGATTCATGCATGGGGAGCGGCTCATGCGGCGTCGCCTGCCAGCACCTCGGGCGGAACTTCATCGGCATTGAGAAGGATCCGGGATATTTCGAAGCGGCGAAGAAGCGAATTGAAGAAGCCGCGAAGCAATAAAAAAGCGTCTTGATTTAGCACATTGTTAAATCAAGACGTCTTTTTTTTATTTTGCAAAAATGCTGAAAAGTACGATAAAATCGAATAAAAATAGAATATTTCACTTGATATTATTGACGAAAACGTGTATAATATAAACATAGAAAGGAGGTGAAAGCATGAGAATGGATAAAGAAAAAGCAAGCTGGGCAATCCTGATGATTAACTTTGCAACAGCGATCATCAACCTGCTTACCAGCCTGCTGAACCGGGATTAAGGAAATCCCTGAAGAAGGGAACGCCTCTCAAGATGAGGGGCGACCTTCCTTCTTTATCCATTATATCATGAAAGCTATGGATAAAACAAAATTAGCATTCGTTATTTCTATTATCGCATTCATTTTGTCGCTTATCAATTTGGCACTGGCATTATCGAAGTAAGGAGGCACGCATGAAGTACGATTTCACGGACATCATGACAACTGCAGAGGCCGGGGAGCGCTGGGGGATCGCCCAGTCGTCCGTGAAGCAGCTCTGCACTGGAGCGCAGGGAAGATCACCGCGTCTGATCGAGGGTGAGGAGTTCCGCAAGTCTGGACGCACATGGCTGGTCACGAAGGCAGGCATGGAACGGCTCTATGGGCCGGAAAAAGAAGGCAAGGAGTAAGGGCAGTAACAGGGTGGCAGTGGGTAGCAATAGGGTAGCAATGAACCCTATTTTTGCGGAAAGTTATCGAGCGTATAGCAGATAAGGAAACATAGATAAAATGGACTATGCGAGCGATAAGCACTGGGAAAATGCAGAAATTGACCGTATTTGTCGAAGGTAAGAAATAGAACTCGTCAAAAGCACGAAAAAAGGAGCTGTGAAGAAATGAGGATTCATTTCTTCACAGCTCCTTTTTACTTCGCTTTCATTTGGTTCAGGGTTCAAGGTTCAGGGC